AGTATTCTCCTTCAACTGTTAAATAAAAACCCCATTAAAGTATATATTCTTCAATGGGGTTGGAGAATGATTACTTACTAATCAACTTAGTAATGGGAATCAAACGTGGCTTCTTTTCTTCGGACACCACTTTCTCCAAAGAAATATTTAGAAGACCATTATTGAACTCCGCTCTGTTGACAACAATATCATCAGAAAGAGTCCAAGATTTAGAGAATGACCTTCGGGCAATCCCTCTATGAACGTACTGAGTGGTATCAGTACCTTTGTCTTCTATTGAACGTACTGTGATTATTCCGTCCTTCACCTCAACTTCAATGTCAGTTTCAGAAAACCCAGCAAGGGCCACTTCTATGACATAATTGTAGTCATCTTCTTTACGAATGTTGTAGGGCGGAAATCCACTATCCTGTGATGTATTGGGAAAATCCATCATACGATTGAACATACGATCAAATCCAACGGAAAGACCCATAAATCGTTCAAGATCGCCTGCGGTAAGCGGACTGTGATGTGCTAATGTAACCATAATTCCTCCTTATAAAAAGCAAGGTTATTAAAAATATCCCCACCCCCTAGCACGGGCGATGGGTAAGTTAGAGGTTTCCACTATGGACAACCTCAATCACGCCATCCTTCACCTTTACATAGGTGTTGGAAGCGATGTTTTAACACTATAAAAATCAATGTTATTAGTGAATCTGCGGCATAAGATCCTTCTTTCACTAATAATGTATATTTTGTTTTCATTATTATTTATCTCCTTTTCTATTATTATACTAAGTTTTATAGAAAAAGTCAAGTTTTAATTTCCAGTACTTCCAAAACCACCATCCCTGTCTGTTTTTCTTTCTGGCCGCTCTTCTGTTTCCATTATCATACAAGGATAGTCTTGTACCAATTCTGCTTGGCAGATACGTTCTCCGTTAGATATGAATTGTTGATAACCACTAATATTACAAACCATCATATAAACTGGCTCCACATAATCAGAATCGATAATCCCTACATTATTTGCAAGGGTTAATCCCTGTTTTAATGCAAGACTAGATCTTGGATATAAACGAATAGAATATCCTTTTGGAATATCAAAAACTAATCCTGTGGGAATCAGTAGTCTTTCGTTGGGATTGACTTGCACCCTTCCGTTTACAACTTTTCTACTTCGTTTTTCCGGCTCTTCAAAATTATTTAAATATACTTTTATTTCTGAAGTTTCTGGCAAAGAAGCGTGCAAGTCAAAACACGCAGATCCCTCCGTTGCACGAATGGGATCTTTTATGTCTGAATGTAATTTATAGAAATATAGATTACTCGTCATTCTCATCAGAATCCCTTTTGTTGCCAATATTATATTTTGGAGTTAATTCCCATTCGTCTTTTTCTTTGAAAGACAGGATTTTTAACTGACTCAATGGAACTGTAGGTTCTGCTGATTTATCCGATTGCACTAATGAAATCAATTCCCATTCTGCAAGAAGATTTGCAATGGTATTGCGCCTTGCTTCATCGTTCTCTGAGAAATTGGATGTTTTACCATCTAGTGCAAATAACTCTTTAAAATGTACTATGTAATATTTACCCTGCTTGTGCAAGATATGACATGATTGAAATAAAGTTTTTTCTTTGCGAGATGCAATACCGATCCTTGTGAGGGTTTCTCTTACCTTGAGAAAATCATCGGCTTCCTTTAATTTCACTTCAACCATCCGTTGGATGATTTCTTCACTCATTGTTTCCTTTCAAACCACCTGTATCAATATGTTGTCTAATAATATCCAGCTGCGAATCATCAAGTAATAAAGCATAATCTCTTGCCCTCGCATAACTGCACTTACAATATTTCTTGATTAATTCAAGAACTTCATTGTTTTCCTTTTTTCTTTTTAACCATTTACCGTATCTTTTCTTTGGTCTAATAGTATTTAGAAAAAAGTCGAATTGAAGTTTTGAATCAAGGTGGCTGTGAAAGTTCATTTCATTTGCATATAAAGCAGTATCATGATTAAAACTCAATCCACGATTAACAATAAAAGGCTTATACTCCTTTTCCAAATCGGGTGTTTCATCTATCAGATTTGTTTTACCATGATTGATTTGATTTATGAATTCAAATGGACTCATACGAACTCACATTCCGCCATCAACTCTATCAGGCAAGCAACCAAGTTAATCTCTTGGTCTGCAACAAATGCAGATTTATACTGATAATCTGCAATGATTAAAACTGCTTGTGGTATGGAAGATTTTGCGAGAACTTCGTACAATTTATCATAAATTTTACGATATACAGAAGCAGGATCATTATCTGCATTATTTGTAACCCATTTCCTCATATTTTGGAAATTCTTTTCACGCAATGCAGTCATCAATTGATCTAAATTTAATTCTCCTATATTTGCAAGAACTCCTGCATTTATTTCACCAGATGTAGAATATCTTTGCAATTCATTAATCACTCTCCGAAAATCTGGAAAGTGTTTACTAATTAGAGCTGCGATCACATTTTTATCGTATACAATATTTTCATCGGAGAGCATATTCTCACACCGACCCAAAAACTGCATTGCGATTTCTGGTTTCTCGCTTTTTGGAGAAGTAAAATCTACTACTGCACATCTTGAATGAATCGGTTCAATGATTCTATTCTTGTAATTACAAGTGAATATGAAAGAACAATTTTCTGCAAACTTTTCTATGAATCCCCTCAATGCTGGTTGCACCGAATCTGGATTTGAATAGTCTGCCTCATCAATGATTACAACCTTTCTACTATTTCCAGACAAGGATATAGTAGAACAAAATTGAGTCATTTTAGTCCTGAGAGTGTCAATCATTCTACCCTCATCAGAACCATTGATGATAATATAATCAGTATTTGTCATGTCACAAATAGCTCTTGCAACAGTTGTTTTACCAACTCCAGCAGGGCCAGTGAGCATAAGATTTGGTACAGTATTATCTTTTACCAAATCCTTTAGGGTATTTTTTATCGTATCGGACAAGATGCAATCATCGATTGTTGGTGGCCGATACCTTTCAACCCATAATAAAGATTTTTCCATGATTACCCCTCAAATGTTGAATTTTGTTCTAAAGCAATCCAGTACTGAAGAGAATCGGTTGTCCTTTTAAAATGTGAAATTCGTTTGGATGAAAGTTTTACATCATATGTACCTTCCATCAATTTATTGAGATTTTCGGTTTTGAAAATCATTCGGAATGTTTTATCCGTAGTTCCTACACCAGTAGAAAAATTATCTGAAGTAGTATTGCCGGTATCAGACACAACAATTCTAGTTTCAGTACCATTTCCCTCAATCACTACTTCGGGCAAACCAAGAGTATTGGCCGCATTGATGGTCTTCTTGAATATATCTTTTTCAAGAGTAAATTCTATGTCTGGTTCTGGAAAAGCGATGTCTTTCTCAGGAGGTGTTTGAAACATGGAACTACTTCCACAATATCGATAGGTTGCCTCATGACTCCCATCTTTAATAAAAACACCATTTTCTGTAAAATCCAATTCTGGATCATTAAACAATGTCAATGTTCCAAGAAATCTATTCAACTCATAGATAGGAAAAGTTCTAGGAAAGTCTTCACTAATCTCTACTGAAGCTAGAATAGTGTTTAGGGGAGAAACTGTTCTAAGAGTTTTCCCTTCTTGGAATTCTAAACTTTGATTAATGTTCGCATAGTTTTTCAAAAACCCTACTGTATTCTCACTCAATTTCATCTTATTCTCCTTTTCGGTTATAAAAGTTATCATGTAGGTATAACATAATAATAACATAATGAACAACTTTTGTCAAGTCGTTTCTATTAAATCCGCCCTTCTTTCCATACCTTTGAGCGTATTTAATTATATTACCGATACAGAAACCTTCACCATGTCCTGCATCTGCAATAAATTCTGTTGATTGTATTTTGTTTTGGGCATAATGGGAAGAATAGGTCTTGTCTATTGCATCCCAAATTTCACTTAAATATTTCCCCTCATCAAAAACATAATCAACATCACTTTTTCTTTTTCTTATTTTTGTTTTTGTTTCGTTTTCTTTTTTCATGACTACTCACTCTTGCGGTATCAGCACCATGAGCTGCAAATTCTAGATTTGCAAGACTTCCCATAGAGCCAGAAAAAACATATGATCCCATATGTCCAAGTTTCATCCACGGGCATAGATAAATGTTATACCCCAATTTACGTACAAATTGACAGAAGAAATAATCTTCTGATAGATACCTTTCGCTGTTATCAGAAATATCACCCAAATACTGTTTTGAATCTATCACAGTATCAAAATATGCGTGAATCATTCTATCACCAGCAAAATGCTCTGATCTATTATGATCTGGGCGATATGAAAATTGAGGAAATGCTTCTTTGAAGTCATCAAATACTTGTCTCTTGATCATCATAAAACCAGTACCAATTTCAAGTACATCAACTGGTTCTGATACTTTTATTTGATGTGTATTTTCTACTGGATTGAAAACATAATCACCAGTATATTGCTCTAATATATTTGGATCTTCATCTGCAAGACCACTATCAACTGCATTCCGTACTTTTTCCCATGCAATACATTTCTTTGGATATGGCCCACCGATAATGTCTTTATCTAAAGCAGCAAGTGCCAAAACATCATTCGGATCAAAATGAATATCTGCATCAATGAACATGAGGTGAGTGTAATCACTTCTCAAAAATTCATCAACCAGATAATTTCTTGCTCGGGGAATCAAGGACTCATTGAAAAGATAAAAATATTTCAAATCCATTTGATATTTGGTAGACAATGTTGCAAGATCACAACAAGCTTTAGTGTACATTCCACTACACATTCCACCATACATTGGAGTGCATACCATTATCTTTTTTTGTCTGAGTTCTTCAATACCAATCTTTACTTCCATAATGTTCGCCCCTAATACATATTAATAAATTTTTCCAGTTCTTTTATTTCTAGATCTGGTAATTTTCTTAGACCAAAAAATTCTTTGATCTTATTATAATTGTTTAAAATATCGTTTTTAATTCCACCATATCTAATACCTATTGGTATGATATTTGGATTTTCAGTATTATCTTCTATTATTCCATTTTTAATCCACGGCTCCAACATCCAGAACCAGATTGATTTATGTTCAACATTTTTAGCAATTCTCTTTATACTATCTATGATGCTCTGAATGTCATTAAATTCATAATGATCCAAAGATAAAAAATCACATTTCCCCCTATAATCATTTGCATCACAATGGATAATTTCTATTTTATCTGACCATTCAGTTCCAATATCTTTATGATAATCTATGATTGGTTTGAATGCTTCGATTACTGTTATCTTCTCCACTTCTGGTTTAGAAGACAACCATTTTTCTCTAGTTCCAAAACCCAAGCCAGTACATACAACATGACCATACGCAAGATTGTAATGAGAGTAAAATTGTTTTGCTTGTCCATGACTAGGATCAAACACCATCCACTGAATCCCATTCAGAGAAAGTCTCCAAATGGGAAATCCATATGTGGAATTGTCTACCCAAACTCTCACACCATTCTTGTCATATGGTCTTATGACTGGCGGAATGTAACCTAATTTTTTTAGTTCATTAGGTATTTCATTAAAACGGACTAAAATCTTCGTCCTTCTCTTCAGTTTCATCTGACTCTGAAGATTCATCTTTATCAGAAGGCATTGAAACTTTTTCATCCAACTTGGAATACAAATCCATGAAAGTTTCTTTGGTCTGATCATCAAACCTTGCGACACACATTGCAATTGCTTTCATACGATCTTTGAAGATCGAAAATGCATGAATGATATGCACCAGACGGCGAGTAGCAATAATCTCATCGACTCCACCATCATAGAAGGTTTTACGAATCAGATCCGCCCAATCTACCAGTTTCCCAGCGTACTCTTCGTCAAGACATCCAAGATTTATCATCAACTTCGTGACAATTTTCTTCTCAACTGACATTGAAGGATACTCTTGTTCCAAAGTAATCGGAAATCTTTCAAGGAAAGCTTCATTCAGAATGTTAGTTCCGATAAATCTTCCATCTTCAGAACCTTTTCCTTTGGTGTTTGCAGTCGCCATGACTGTAAATCCAGACTTAGGACGAACAACCCTTCCTTCTTTTTTGATCAAGAGAGGATTTCCTTCCAGAACAGGCTGGAGACACATAATCTTATTTGATGCAAGGTCAACTTCATCTAAAAGAAGAGTTGCTCCACGTTCCATCGCAAGAGTAACTGGGCCGTCCTGCCAAACTGTTCGACCATCAACTAATGCATAGTGACCGATCAAATCATCTTCATCAGTTTCGATTGTGATATTCACACGAAAGAGTTCTTTCCTCAATTCAGCATGAACCTGCTCAATCATCATGGTTTTTCCGTTTCCAGACAAACCAGTAATGAAGATAGGATAGAAATTTCCAGACTTCTTAATAGTCTTTACATCAGCATAATGACCGAATTTTACATATCCATTCACTTTCGCAGGAACATAAGATTCGCTATTCATAGGAAATTCTATGACATTAGAAACCATTTCAGCGGTTTCGGTTCTTGCAGCAGAAACATTAGTTGCAAGTTCAACTGTTGAATCTTCTACCACAAAAGAATTGTCTGCCATTTCCACACCAGAAGGAAAATCATAAGACTTATCTTCTGTTCTCATTTCTTTGGGAATTCTATCTAAAAGAAACCAAGGCTTTACAACCCCAGCTGTTTTACAAGCGCCACTTTCGACAAAATTCATAATATCTTGTCGGGTGAATGAATTAGAACCATCTAGATAGGAACGTAGTCCATCAATCGCTTTTTCTTGTCTCACCGTAAATGTCATAACAAATAATCTCCATTGGGAGGTTCACATTAGAGAAAAGTCATCTTTTCTCATTTCCATAATTATATTATACCAAAAATAGTCAAGAAAGTCAAGTTTTTTACGCAACTTTTTCAATAAATGCATTGAGAAGTACACGATTTTGCAACTTTCCTTTGGTATTTTTCTTCAATGCCTTTCGGATCTCAGCCTTTGATGATCCAACGGCAACTTCACCAACATGATTTACTTCATCAATCTCAAGACCTTTGGTATTGATGATGTAAAGTTCATCATAAGAAGTTCCTTTTTCAATCAAGAACTTGTTCTTACGAAACTCTGAAATTTCTGAATCTTTAGGATACCGACCTATAACATAAGATAGGTTAGAAGCAGCTCTTTTCCCACCACCAGTTGTCAGGAAAAATCCAAGAAGATTTATTCCAGAAGTCTTTTTCAATCCAGTAAGGTATAAATCAGTATACCGATTTCTTCCCATTACTTCGGAAGGAAAAACTCTTACTTTGGTTTTCTTATCATCGATATGTACACTTCCATATTCATATTGACCACAAGTTCCATCAGACTGTAAGTAACTCCTGCTGGTAGAAGAACACCCATCAGTAAGAAATACTGCATTAACAATCTGTGCTCTGGTTTTCATTTGAAACTCTTCTATTATCGATTTGGAAGCAATGATAGTATCATCCAAAGGAGTTCCCCCCAAAGAAAGATTGTTAGGCATTCCATAATAATCATAACTTCTACTGTAATAATAATTGTAGCGAGTATCAAATGCATTTGCAACCAAAAGTATATTTCGATATGCATTATTCAGTTCCCTATTTCTCATTCTGGAAGAAAAGAGATTTACAAGACGAAAATGATTACCAACAACCATATCGCCTTTTTTATAATCTGCAATTTTCTTTCCATCGGGAGTATAATTCCATCGATCATCATCAGTTCTTGAATGAAAACTTCTACAAACATTATCATTATCTTCATCTTTCCAATCTCTATAAGAATCAGAGAATGCATACACTTCAAAAGGAATCTGAACTTTTGAGCAGAACATTGTCAAGTTTACCAACTGCTCGATAGTATCTTTCATATATTGACTCATAGAACCAGACCAATCGATGAACATAACCATACCGTGATTCTTACCTTCGGGCAAGTTAGTAATCTGCTGAAACAGATTTTCACTATACTTGTATGCATGGATCTTGTTCATATCAAGAGTTCCTTTTTTTGAAGAATATGCTCTACGATGAATATCCGCAGCCTTCTTCATTTCAAACTCTTTAGCCATGTAACTTATCATCTTATCATTTGCATATTTGAACTTCTTTAAAAGTTCATTTCCACGTTCAATTGCACCCTCTTGTTTAGTATAATAACTATCCATTTCATTTTGAACCTTTTTGAAATCAATAGTAATTGAATCGGTATTGATTTTAGGAAAAGTCACATATACAGGCACGGAAACAGAATCACTCATTTCAGCAAGTTCTGCTTCATTTTCACGAAAGTTTTCATCAGTGAGAGAAACTGGGCCCGATGACATATCTTCTCTATCATCAAAAGCATATCCCTTTCCGCCTTCCATACCATCTGAAGTTTTGGAATTTTCAGACTTCTCTTCGTTTTTCTTCTTCATTTCATTCAAAGCATCTTTGAACTTATCTTCCAACTCTTTGTTGGCAGCATCTCTTTGACTAAGACCAGACCCATCTTCAGAAGAATCTTCGGACTCTTCACCTTCACCTTCTGAACCAGAAGCACCTTCTTTTTCGGAATCTTCTTCTTCAGAACCATCGCCAAACTGATTCTGTATGAATTCATCAATTTCCGACTCTTCAGAATCTTCTGAACCTTCAGATTCCTCATCTTCTCCAAACTCATCTGATTCTTCATAATCTCCGAATTCATCATAACTGTTATCGGTTTCAGATTCATTTTCTTTGCAGTACTCATAGAGTTCATCAGTGAGTTTCAGAACATCTTCAAAAGTTTCAGTTCTCATGACTTTTTCAACCCACTCTCGCTCTTCATCAGAAAACTCAATTCCGTATTCTGTTCCAGCTTTGGTATATAAATTAATACGATCAATCAGACCAAGATCATTGACATTCATGCCCATCTTTCTCAGTCCAAAGAAATCGTTATCCATAAGATCCCCATAACCATCAATCATTGACTTACGGGCACCAGCAAATTTTCTTTTGATTTTCTTTTCGATTCTTGCATCTTCGACAACATTAAGAAAAGTCTTAAATCCTTTTCCCTTGTTACTTACTGAAGAATGCCAACCTTCTTCTGGCGTCCAAAGTGCATGACCGACTTCATGAGCACAGAATAGATCATAAACAGAAGAACCGGGCTTCCATTTAAGAATAGGTAGGTACAGAACACGATTTTTTATATCGAATGCTGCGGTAGGAATTTTCTTGTGTTCAACAGAAATGTTTTCTGCTGCCATCAATTTGGCAAGAAGTGATTTCTGTTCAACTAATTTAGTATTATTTTTCATAATCAACTCAAAAAATGGTTATCTCTTAACCTCACATAACTATTATATCAAATAGAGCACAGGAAGTCAAGTTTTTTCTGAATTTTTTTCACTTGATTCATCAGATTCGTCTGATACGTTCTTTGCATAGTCGCCAAAACCATCATCCAAATGTTCATATCCTGTTAATGCTTCGCCCGAATACTTGTTCATCAATCTCTTTCGCAACTCTTTAACCGATTTTCCTGTCATTTTCGCTCCTTTCTCATTACAAATATATTATACCACAGAAACGTATTGAATGTCAAGTTTTTTTAAGAATTATTCTTCCTCAAGCGATACCATGTCCTTTGTCAATTTTGTCTTTGGAACATTTGCAGAAATCCAGCCCAAAAGTTGTTTCTTAACTCCCGATTCTGGCCCCACAGACTTGCCTTCTTTCTTGAAAGTCAAATAAGTAAAATCCTTGACAAGTATATCGCCCTGCTCTGTTTTCATGGGTTTTTTGGTTTCTGGATCAACGTAAGGAATGGTATTTTCACGATTATTTAAAATGACACGAACTCCACCATTTAACCCTTTTGGAATTTTACCTTTGATCACTTGATACATACTTTTTGCAGCTCCTTCGTGAGAAAGAAGCATAATGTCTTCTGGAACAACTCTTTCACGATTTCGATTATTGACAATTGCAACCGCATAATTTGTTAATACCCAAGTCAAATGTATATTTTTGGAATCATATCCAGCTTCAATAAGTTTGGGTAAAATATCTTCAATATCATTTGCATCCTTCATTGTAATGTCAAATATGATATTGGGCAACCTGTCAGAATTTGCATCTTTAAGAAGAAGGTCAAGAGTTTTGTCTTTGATTCCTTTGCCTCTCACAAATGTATGAAGTTTATATACATCTTTTGGATTAGATAGTTTCAATCTTTGTATTTCTGGATATGCCCCTCTAGTGTCTGCTAATGTTTTAAATGCTTTCTTCCATTCATCTACATCACGAATCTTGAACTTTTCTTTTTCCATGAAATTTGAAATTGCAAAACCCTTCCCCGAGCCTGCACCACCAGCAAGAAATACGATCTGGCCGTATCTCTTCCCCTGAGCGTACATTATTAATTTTTCTTCTAGATATTGTCTGAAATTTAACATAGGAATCCCGCCGATATTAACAGTTACAACAATATTTATAATACGGAAGGGTGGAGCGAGTAAGAGGAATCGAACCCCTATCATGAGATTGGAAATCTCAGGTATTACCGTTATACGATACTCGCTATCATTTGGAGCTGGTGATTTGTTTCATTTAACTTCTAAAAAATTCATCTAATGTTGTTCTTGGTATGTTATCTTTCAATTTTGTTGTAATGAATATTCGTTTTCTATCCTTACCATCTACCCATCCTGTTTCAGTCTTTAAGTGTTCTTTTCCTTGATCCCACTTAAAAGAGAATGATTTTCTCTCCTTT